AATCAATCCCAAACGCAATAGGAGGCTCATGGCTGGCTTCAAATGTACATTGCTTGATGTATGCACTCCCGAACGGATTAGCGGCATTTTCGGCTGGATTAGCCATATACTCTTGTTCGAATACTACTTCGGGTAATTGGGTTCGGGCATCATCTATTTCGGTTTTATCGATATGCGGATTGTCATAAGTAGTGAACTTAAAGGATTGCCAATCGGGTTCTCCGCTTTTAAGGAATAGGGAATAAAAGAAGTTCTTGCCTTTAGGTGTGGAGATGAATAAGGCTCTACCCTTGTAATCGGTTAAGGTAGGTCTAATTGAGTTGAGCCATCCGTTTTCTAAATCAGGGATAAAAGAGGCTTCATCAATAACCCCGAAGTGAAACTTGCGACCTCTTAGGTTATCTAATCGTTCTCCTGTAAAGAAGTAAACCGCACCGCCATTCGGGAACTTAATCGAGAGTTCTGATTTATTAGATTCAAAGGGAACGGCCTTTGCTAATTGGTCAAAGAATACCCTTGCAAGATTATAGGTAGGGGTAACGTAAAACACCTGCTTGCCTTGTAAAGCATTGACAATGATTTCAATCTGCGAAAGTTCACTTTTTCCCCAGCGTCTTCCAGCCATTATAACTCGAAACCTTGCATTGCTATCTAAAACCTTTTGCTGATTTTCGTGAGGTTGTGGCAATTCTAATCTCATATATTATCGTTTAGATACACCCCGTCTATATCCAAGGAAGTAGGGTAAATCAAAGTTACACCAAACCTGTCTCAAATTATAAATGCTTTTTTATTTGCAACTGCATTTATCACTCAGTACCCATTCCCTATCTCCGTATCCCTACGGGTTTATCTGGCTTTGAACCTTTAACTTCCTTGTCGAGAGTTGTCACGGGTTAGACATTGCTCCCACTTTTTGCCAACGTACGCGAATGAACTGAAAGGTTATTATTCTTTTCTCCTTGTAAGAAAATAGGGTAACACCTTGGGAAAAACCTATGCACATAAATAGCAAATGTTATACTTATGTACCATATAAAAATTGGTTTGCCTCTTTTTAGGATAGACGTAGGGCATCCTTTGTTCGCTGGTCAAGGTCAGCAGAGGCGAGTACCACTCCGAACAAGCATCATAATATCGTTTTTCCGTTTACAAACACTACCTCAATTCTGCTATCGGTTTGAACTTGTTGCGTTTCCTTCGGACGCCCATACACCCTTGTTAATAAAGTTTCTACCGAATATAAAGAGCCTTTCTCCAAACTCTTTCTCATTGCATTGGCGATTGTCTTTTCTAAGATAGTAGCCTTAGGATTATCCCAAACCTCTTTTAGTTCATCCACACCCATTTGCAGCATAACCTGGATGGTGTCATTAATTTCAGATAGTTTATAGCCCTGCTCCCTTAAAAGGGTTACATACTTTTTAGGTCTGCCCTCTCTGTTTATTCTTTCGGGGTGTAAATCAAATCCACCCCCTTTTTTTAGATTGTCTAACTTATTTGCCATCGGTTGCTATTCGGTTGTTTTATACGGCATTCCGTTTCTTTTAATTTCTAATGTCGGGTCTAACTTCTTCATTCTATCTACTATTACTTGGCAGTATTTGGGGTCAAGCTCCATTCCGTAGCACTTTCTTTTAAGTTGGTGTGCTGCTACCATTGTTGTACCACCGCCTAAATATAAATCAGCAACTAAATCATTATCCTTACCCCATTTATTAAAAAACCAATTAGCTAACTCAATAGGCTTTTGTGTTGGATGAACTCTACCTTTTGTGTCTTGTGATGGCATTCCAAATATACCTGCCCATTTAACCCTTGCAATATCTCTCTTATGTTTATTCTTTGACCAACATAATTCAAAAGTACTGCCGTACATTTTATCTGAACTTTTATCTTCTGCTACATCATCATTTCCATTTGCTCTTTTATCCCATACTACCCAACTGCCATCATTTTTATTAGGTAATAGTTCTGCAAAATAATCTGCTCCCCATATAAATATCTCCTTGCAATCATTAAAACAAGCAAAAATTGTATTAATTAATTCTTCGGTAAAGTCATCGTGGTCTCCTTTTACATTATCATATTTCTTGCCACCAATTCCACCTTTAAATATTTCACTTTTCATTCCACTATAATCAGCATCTAACTTCATCCCATAAGGAGGGTCAGTAAATACCATATCAGCCTTTTGCCCATTCATTAGCTTTGCCACTTGGTCGCTATCCGTTGAATCTCCACAAAGCAAACGGTGTTCTCCTATCTCGAATAAATCGCCTAAAATAATATCGGTTTCTATTCCACCCTCGGGAGCAGCAAATTCATCTTCTTTTGCTTCCAGGACTTCAGCCTCAAACCCCGGTATATCTAATCCCCATTCGCTTAATTCGTTTGCATCCCAATTATTCGCTAAATCATTCCAATCCCACTCTCCAAAGCCTACATTATCCTTAATGATAAATTCTTTTTGTTGCTCTTCGGTTAGGTTAGATGCTTTGATGATGGGTATTTCTTTTATACCTGCTTCTTGGCAAGCCTTTAACCGCATATTACCCCCTAAGACAATCATTTCCTCATTGACTACAATCGGTCTGATTTCAAGCATCTGAGGGAACTCTTGGATTGACTTTACCAACTTTTGGAACTTGTCATCCTTAATTATCCTTGGATTATTAGGGTTGGTTCTAACCTTGTTGATATTTACTACCTCTGCTTTCATAGAATAACGTAATTATTGGTGGCTTGGTATTTAGCGGTTTCTTGTGCCCATAGTTTATCACACTTACTTAAACCCTCATCTTTCATTTTTCTATAAGGGGTGTCTTGCCCGACATCGTGTCCGATATGCTCAGCGGTTAATCCACCTAAGTAATAATTCAAATGTCCTGTTTGCTTTAATCTAAAAGAGTAATCACTATCCTGCATTCCATAAGGGTCGTAAACCTCATTAAACTTTCCAATCTTCTCGATGGCTTGCATAGGGATTAAGACATTCCCAAATACCGCATCGGCTTTATGAATAGGAATATCGTTTATATAAGTTCTCTCGCCCAACATCTCAACGCAATGAATACCGCACATTCCAGTATTAGGGATAGCATAGGCGGCCTCGACCATTCTTTGCAGCCAATTCTCAGGCATTAAAATATCATTAGCCATTGTTACTATCGCATCGTATTGATAGCTTCTACTTATTCCGTAGTTTATGGCTCTGGCTATTCCTTTCATTTCAACCTCAATAAAGTCAAAGTTAAACCCTGCATTCGAGAAGTTTACATTCTTAACCCTTTGGGTGTGTTGCTTACGTTCGTAATTTAATAAAATGATATTAACGAGCATTTTGTCCGATTTCTTTTACAGGTACTCCAGCGTATTTATGAAAGGGTTGTAAGACAGATTTCTTTCCAACAAAAGCCGAAGCACCTATCATACACCCTTCGGGTATTCTTATCTTTTGATGTAAAACCGCATTTAATCCGATATTACAATTCTTTTCTACTACCGTATGCCCTCCAACCTTAGCACCGCAACTCAAAGTTACATTGTCGCAAATTATGGCATCGTGGCCGATATGAACCATCTTCATAAGGTAGCAATCCTTACCGATTATCGTTCTTCTATGCGTTCCACTATCTACCGTTACCATCCCGGTTAATCTTGCACCCGACATTATCGTTACTAATCCCTCGTGATGCTCATAACCTTTCCATTCAGCAGGAGCCCCTATAATGCAATAAGGTCCTATGTAAACACCGGGCTCGATGATTACATTCGGGTAGATTATTGCAGTTGGGTGTATCATTAGTTCATTAGCTTTAGATAGTTAATCTCAAACTCTCCCTTGTCCTCGATAATTTCTTTCTTTTCGATTGTGTTTATTATGCTTCTTATGAGATTTTCCTTTTCTTCGCTTCCCAAATGATAGCTTTCCAATAGTTCCAGATTTAGCCATAACTCAACGACCATTCAAATTTAGATATAGTTGTTTTCTTATTTCATTTACCTTAAAAAGATTAAAGTTTGTTACCGCCCAGTCGAACAATTCCAAACCCTTCTCCTGTCTATAAATAGCATCTTCGGTAACTTTTTTAATCTCACGATACCAATCCCCTTGATAATTAACAGGTATCATCGGAGAATTTAGGTACGGCTCCACGTGGCTTCCTATGACTGGTATCTTTTTACTCGCTGCCTCTAAGAGTTTAAGATTAGATTTCATTGAGTTAAACCTCGTTGCCCGGAGCGGAACGATTGAGCAATCCGCATCATTGTA